GGAGGCCGTTATAGCCTCCCTTCCAGTCGGGGTGGTGCGATGCTGAAAGCCGACCCTCCCGACCCAGTCGGGATGCGCTACCAAGCTGTGAATGTTGCGAAAATAAAAAAGGGAGGCCGTTATAGCCTCCCTTCCAGTCGGGGTGGTGCGATGCTGAAAGCCGGTCCTCCCGACCCAGTCGGGATGCGCTACCAAGCTGTGAATGTTGCAAAAAAAAAGGGAGGCCGTTATAGCCTCCCTTCCAGTCGGGGAGGTTCGACACAGAAAGCCGGTCCTCCCGACCCAGTCGGGATGCGCTACCAAGCTGTGAATGTTGCGAAAAAAAAAGGGAGGCCGTTATAGCCTCCCTTCCAGTCGGGGTGGTGCGGTGCTGAAAGCCGACCCTCCCGACCCGATCGGGATGCGCTACCAAGCTGTGAATGTTGTGTAAATAAAAAAAGGGAGGCCGTTATAGCCTCCCTTCCAGTCGGGGTGGTGCGATGCTGAAAGCCGACCCTCCCGACCCGGTCGGGATGCGCTACCAGGCTGTGAATGTTGTGGAAATAAAAAAAGGGAGGCCGTTATAGCCTCCCTTCCAGTCGGGGTGGTGCGATACTGAAAGCCGACCCTCCCGACCCGATCGGGATGCGCTACCAAGCTGTGAATGTTGTGTAAATAAAAAAAGGGAGGCCGTTATAGCCTCCCTTCCAGTCGGGGTGGTGCTTCTTGAATTTAGTTTGATTATCAATTATTTGTATTTTGTCGTTGACTTTTTATTGACAGTTTGAGCATGTTTATACAATTTTCATTGTTCCTTTTCCGCCGAACCTGTTTTTCCCGCCTTGAAATACTGCTAAATTTTGACAGTAAAAAGATGCATCAACATCATGCTCATATTCTTGCATGCCTCTAAATTTACCATCTTTTGTTGATTGAAATATTAATATCCAATTAATTTTTGGATATTTTTGGTATAATTTGCGCAGTTCAATAGGTGGTATTGATAGTGTATTAACTGAATCGAGAATAACACAATCATAGCCGTTTAGGTCTTTGGGCATTTCGCCTGTTATATCAATATTTTCATGCGAAGCATTGAGCCTTCTTAACCTTTCCTGCATGGTGTAGCCGAATCCTTCTTCCTTGCTTACAATCAATATCTTTAATCCCTTATCTTTTGCTAAGTAGTTTGCAAATTTGATAACGAATGATGATTTTCCGCTGCCTGGTTTTCCTGAAACCATTACTTTAAATGGATGAGAAGGCGTGCCAATTAGTTCTCGCCACTTACCACTTAACTCAATTGTTGATATTGGTATTCTTACGAACTCGGCTGAATTGATAATTGTGTTATTTCTTAACTCAACGTCGTCTATACCCGCCAAACCGAATAATCCCTGAAGCGTCATGCTTGTTGTGGTTACATTATCTGTCTTTCCACTTATATAATCTTCAAGAGATTTCTTAATGGCATGTAGTTCATTACTCATAACACGAATGGTGTTACTTTCTATTTTTTTCAGTAATTCTTTTGCTTTTGTTTTAACATCTGATTTGCCGTATAGAGATAGATAAGACTTCACTAATCTTACTTCTGGGTATATCATTAACCCATCTACAATTTTTTTATACCTTTCAATATTTTCAATATTTATATCAAACAAATGCGAACCTGAGTTAATTGCTTTTACAAGTTCCTTTTGTATTTGCATGATTTCTTCAGCCCATTCAGAATCCTTCCCTATTTTCTTTTCTGCAATTTGCCTCTGAATGGATTTCAGAAACGAATACAGTTGCTCTTTGGTTTTTCGTTTGCCATCTAATGATACATATCTTTTAATAATCGCTACATCTGGTGATAGTTGATGCACCGTTAATGGCGCAACTTTATTTATAAATAAACGTTTTGCTTTTACTAATCTTACTACTGCTCTTTCTTCAAGTGATGAAGTCCCCCCTCGTTCTTGTTTAACGATGTAAATTGGTTCTCCATTGTCATCATACGTAATACCTTCTACAACATCACAAATTAATTTATCGTCAATGTCCCTAAAATAAAGTTTATCGCCAATTTTATATTTTGGTTTCTTATTTCTTACCTTCTTTTTCTTTACTTTGCTCTTTTTGTTTTCTTTGCTCTTTTTGTTTTCTTTGCTCTTTTTGTTTTCCTCTACCTTTTCGTTTTCGTTGCCACTACTTTGTTTTATAATTTCAAGTTCAGCGTTAAGCAACTTTATATGCGTATCTAATGCTTTTTTTATTGTATCGTTTTTATTGTAATATTTAGAATACTTTTGAAAATATTCATGCCCTTTTTGTGCTGCTTCGCTTAATTTAGCGAAATCAACTGATTTTGTTTTCTCGCTATAGTTTTCAACTGTAATCATTTTTGTATATTTTTTTAATTAGACAAATATTTTAACAATTCTAATCTTTGCTCTTGAATTAATATTAATGCTTCTGCTTCCGCTTCGGCAAGAATAAGACCCTCATCATCTTCTTCTTTTATAGTATCTTGCCTATCCGTTATTTTTAACATTTCTTTCACCTGAATGGCTAACCACTCAACAACATCTGCCTCGCTTCGTTTGAATGATTTTTTTCGCTTTATCCACTCTGATGCGGGTATCTTTTCCTTAATTAGTAGTGGTTTAACCTCAATTCTTTCTTCGCTAAGATTTTCTGGATTTTTAAAGTTGTTTGTTTTCTTAGCAACTTCATCGATAAGATTTGCAATGTATTTTTCCTTTTCACTTGTTGGGTTTATTTTATATGTTCTCAACAAATCAAGTGCATTGTATGTTCTTGCAGGTAATCCTAATGCACCTGACAGTGCATAACCTTTTGAGTCTTCTTCGATTAATTTGAATAATTTAACTTCAAGTTCAACAAGTTTAGGAAAAATCAATTTTTTTTCTTGTTGTTTATCATTAATATCAATATCATTTTTGATGAGTTCTAATTGACCTGCAGCCAAACTAACAGTTGCCTTTGAAATGCTATAAATAATATCTATAATTTGTTGAAGTCCTTCTTCATCTGTAGAGCCTACCCATGTACCTGATTGTTTTTGAAATCCGTCAAATTCTAAAATGTAGTTGAGTATGTCAGCGTTTTTGACCAACCAACCCCACTTTTCAATGCTTGCCGAACTTGTTGTAATCCTATAATCTCCGTTATATTTTCGCATGAATGAAATGCCATTGTCTGTGGTAATTATTCCATTCCCTGACAATGAAGCAATAACTTTTTTTGCTAATGTGATTGGCACAACCGTTCTTCTTGCCCCATCTTTTGTTAGAGGCTGCCACGATTCTGGCATTAATATTCCTTTTTTAATTTCGCCATCAATTGTGGTATAACTAATAAGTTTTCCTGAACTTGCTACTGAATATGCTTGTAGTATGTTACCTGTGTAAATATACGCTTTTCGTCTGTCAGAACTACTCCCCTTGCAAAGTTCGTCCCAATTATTGATTATTTGCTCACTTTCGTAATGTGATAAATTGTATGATGCACCAATTGCGGATTGAACTTTAGCACCTTGCTCACCAGACAAAACTAATTCAATGTATTTTAGCGAATTCGCAACTGCAAAGCATGCTGTTATAGCCGAAGGAGCAAAAGGATTCGGTTTTTTTTCATTGATTTTAAATCCTAAAAATACACCCGGCACATTTTCATTATTATAACTTGCAAATGGGCAATAATATGCTTTGCCAACTCTGAAATAACTGAAATAATTTTTTAAATATTGTTTTTGATTAGATAGTCTTTCAAGTGTATTTTTTAGAGTTGTTTCCTTTTGCTCTTTTAACTCTGCTTGTCTATTTGAATAGTAAGTTCTCTTTTCCTCATTTGATGTTAGTTTCTTGTATTTACTTTCGTTAGTGATTCCATTAATTAGTTTTTGATATTGTTGCTCAATTAGTTCAATAGATTTTTTTTCTTCCCTCTCAAAATGCTCATCGAGTTTGTTAATTAATTCCTCTTTGATTTCTTCTGCGCTTTTATCTTTTAGTATTTGTGCAACCTTATTTTCAATTTCATATTTTTTAAATGGCTTTTTTAGGTTGTTTACAAGACATTCTTCAAGATAAGAATGCTCAGAAAATACAGAATTACCATTCTGGCTGCCGACTACAGCAATTTCTTTACTTAGTGTCTCTGCTTGAAGATTCATTTCTTCAACTTCCAAGTCATACTCCCCAGCCTGAATTAAGTATTTTACATACTTTTCGTAACTTTCAATGATTTCTTTATAAAATTCCTGTTGGTCTTTTGTTGATAATACAGCAACCCTACCAGACACTTTACTTGCTGCTCCTTCTAATATTTCTGGTTTGCCATCCTTGATTTTTAAAGGGTTGTCAAGAATGTCATTTATTATTGGATTTTCAATAAGATATTGAGCAACAATTTTATCCCCATACTTGTTTAAGAAATCATCTGATTTTAGTAATGCTTGACTATTTTTCTGATTAGATGTTGTGTTTGCATCAAGGCTCTTTAGTTTTTTTTGCAGCATCATCATTAATCGCTGTTCGGCGGGTATTGGCGAAATGATATAATCATAAATAGGTTTATAAACTTGCCCAGTTCTATTAATTCGTCCACGCTTCTGGACTTCTCTGTTTATATCAAGTTCTGCTTGCAGAATAATCATAACTCTTTGTTTTACCTTTTCTAATGGAACTTTTGGGGTTACAATTGCATGTGCTGAAGCACCCGTTGAACCTGACTGATTTATCATTAATACATCAACCTCATTATTGTTGAATTTTCTGAATGCAACATCAACATTTTCTTTCTTCCTGCTATCAATAACTCCTATGCTCATGTCTTCTCCAAGAAAATTAACTTTTAATTTTCGCCCAGTAACCTCTGCTACTTTATAACCTGCATCTTCGATTTTCTTGATTATGACATCAATAGGACTAATCGAAATACCAGTTGCTACTTTATTTATTTTGTCTAATATTTTAAAATATTTTCCTTGAGCATCTGGCGATAACGTTGATAAATCTATTTTTGCTTTGTATGAATTTCCATTTCCTTTTTTAATTGTATAACGTAGAACGCCTTCTAACCCTCTTTTTAGCACTTCTGAAAAATCTGTGCTAATCTTATCTCCAACTCCTACAACATCGCCTCTGTCATTTTCCATTGTTTCAAGAAACGAACCCATTGTGTTTGCAAAAGCAATAACTGGCTTTTTGCCTTCTTTTAATCGTTGAATTGCTCTATCTGCAACTGCTTCTGATTTGATGCTGAACAGCATCATGTTAACAACATTAAATAATTTTGAAAAAAATGGGGGACTGTCGACTCCTAAGTCTCTTACTCCTTTCCTTTCTTTTACCTCATCGCCCTGTTTCTTTATTTCTTCGTCCATTCCATTAATTACAGGCGCAATGTAATTACGCTGAAAATCTATAATATCTCGAAGAATGTCAGTAATTCTATCGGATATTGCGAAATGTTCTTCCTCTGCGTCTTTAACTCCATATTTAATAGAGTTTTCGCTATTAAGTGTGATGTAATTTACTTCTATACCGTCATAACTCCTTTCACGTCTAATCATTTGCCCTGATGCGACCAAGTTGGATGACAATACCTCTTGAAGCGCAACACCTCCTTTGACAACTGCATCAATTAACGCCTGATTACTCATATTTGCGTCCGACAAACATGTTTTCACAGCATAGAGTGGCATGTTGTCTGGACGTTTTGCAAACGTTGCAGAAAGAAACACTACTCCTTTAGCATTCTTTACTGCATTGTAAAAGAATCTTGCCGTATTTGACTTATCAATATCTCCACCTGCATTATGGCTTTCGTCAAGTATCATTATATTATTTTCAGAGTATTTGCTTATAAACGATTGTTTTACTGTTGGTTTCTCTGATGATACTTGAGAATATGTAAGCATTATATAATCGTACTCATCGGGTAATTCAGTTGATTCTAAAATTCTTTTTTGAACAGATGATACTGGTGGTGAATAAACTACCTTTCCATTTTCATCTCTTACATTTGTCTTACTCTCACTTGTGTTAATAATGAATGGATTGAAATGCTCACAGCCTATCGCTTTTAAATCTCTATACATGTCTGAAAAAAGGTTAGGCTTTTCGGTTACAAAAATTGGTTTATAACCGTTCTTAACACCGTATCTGATAATCGATGCTGCTACTCGACCTTTTCCAATTCCCGTTTGGTCTCCAATTATCATGCCTTGACCTTTTTCTTCTATGTTGTAAATTGCCATAGCAACAGCATCAACTTGTTCACCTGATAGAAACTTTGCTAATTCTTCGTCAGTATCAATTTTAAGTTTTTGTTTAACATATTCGTTAATGCTGCCTACATCTTCTTTCAAATTTGCAACCGCTGAATGTATTTCGTAATCCATAGAATCTGGCACAACTGTTTCAAGGCTTTTTACTGGATACTCTGCGGCAGGTATGTATGCGCCCGATATGCCTGATGTATCAATAATTTTAATTTTCTTAATATCATTTCCACCAATATAATGTCGTGTCCTGTTATTGTAATTCTTAGGCAACTTGCCAACTTTGTTAACTATAATGTAATGAACACCTAAAACGTTCAATTTATAATCTGCATTTACATTTACGCAGAACTTAATTGCGTCGTCGTTTTTAGTCTTAAAAAATCGATACAAAATTTCACTCTGTTTCATAATAATTTATAATTATTTAATAATTAATTGATAGAACTCTGACTGCTTTTGCATTATAAGCAATTCGTTTGCTAACTCTAAAGCAGTTTCAAACTCATCATCTTCAATTAGATTTTTGACAACTCTATTGTATAACGTTTCAAAATCTTTTACTGGTAATGCTGATTCATCTTTCAGTGGCAGTTGTGCGTTTTCTTCTATTTTTCTTCCATTGATTAAAATTAATCGAACATCGAATGATGTCCCTTGCCTTGAATATAATGAGCCGTCAATGTTAATTACATCATCAACATTGTAATGTGTGTATAGATAATGAAAGAAAATTCGGTTTTTCCCTGCCTTAATTCTGCCCTTACTGTCATAATCTGTGTGTCCGCCAATTATAATTGCTGCTCTACCATTATCTTTCATGCAATTAAGAGCATGTATAGCCATTGCATGGTCGAGAGTACTTATTTTGTAGTCATCAATTATGTATTGATTTTCAAGTCGTCCAAATGGTGGGTTTGTAATTATGCCATCGAATTGCTTTCTGAAGTTGAACTTGTCAGCGTAACATTCTGATGCATCAAATCTGTATATTTTATTATAGTCTTGTTTTTTAAGGTTTGAATATCGTATCTCATCAACCTCATTAACTATAACATGATTTGGATTGAAAGAAATTGTAAGCAGCCCGTTTCCTGCAGATGGCTCTAATAACTTATAATTTTTTGGCAATGAATGTTTAACATACTCACCTGCTAAAAATGATATAGGCGCTGGGGTTGAATACTGCTGCAGAATTATACTCTGACTTGTTCTATGAGAAAGGTTTACTTGATTTTTATATATTTCAACAATCTTAGTAAACCTTTCTCTTCTATTTAAAGAACTTAATGCAATTTCTCTTGCCTTTAAAACAATGGCTAACTCGGTTAACTCCTTAATTAGCGTTAAATCGAAAATGCCATGTTCGTTTGCGATTTTTTCGACAGTACGCTTATTAAGTTTTTGTTCATCGAGTAGAGTTCTTATTTTTTCGACAAAAGAATTTGCATTCATTAATCTGTCTTTTTTTGAAAAAATGATGTAATTATCTTATCCTTTGTGAATAAGAAAACAAAGCCAACAGCACAAAGTAAAGCGCCTGTAATTACTTCTTGAAAACCTAAAACATCAAGTTTCCTGTAAAAAAACATTACGGATAATACCATAATTGATAAACCAATTGTTGATGTTATCCAATTCTTGATTAGTCGATTTAACATTCTATTTTTCATGTTTATAAGGCTTTAGTCATTACTGTATAATGCCAATTTGCGCCATCTGAAACTATATGGTATGCCTTTTTTGAACCGTCTGTATCAAATATAGTGACTTGATATCCACGACCAGCACTTGTAGCAGTTCTTCCAACTATAGCATTAATCTGACTTAAAGTGGGTGCATCATCTGTTAGCGAGCCTTGCAATGATTCGATAATAACTCCTGAACGACTCCAAGTAGGAATCCTAAGGTTACCATTGCCAAATAAATATTCGTTATAGTAATAATCAAACCCTGCAATGAATTCGTCATGTTCTTTCGATAATCCTACAGCTTCTTGAAAGTCAAAATTTCCATTTGTGTTAATGTATAATTCACCATTTTGATTTGTAAATTCTACATGTTTTGGATTGTTATTATTGATTATAACATTCCCATTTAAAACTAAATCTGAGCCACTTGTAGTGTAAATAGTTCCTACGCTTGATGTTCCTGTTGTTGTTCCTAATTTAATTCCATTGGTTTGTCCAGTTCCATTAAGTTGTAATCTAAATAATGGTGTTGTGAGTCCGCCACCAATAAGCAATCTACCATTTTGAAAACGTGCTATTTCAGTTGTCAAAGATGTATTTGTTGTATTTGCATAACCAATGAGTACTGGTGCAGTTGGACTTCGTGTAAATATTTGCATATCACCTGTATTGCCAAAAAATGTTGAAAATCTTGATGATTGTATATTTCCTGAAACTGAACTCATCATTATTGATGTGTTGTTTACCCTTAGTGGTGAATTACTTAATACATTTGAACCACTAAACATTGGTATATATGTAGCGGTGCCACTACCTGTAATGTTGTTTGACGTAGGTGCTAAATAATCAACTCCAGCAATTGCATTACTTAACTTACCTGTTCCGCCTTCAATTTTTAGCAATCCAGTGTTTAAACTTGTTGTCAATGAATCAATATTTTGTTTTTTAAACTCAACATCATTTATATATAGTTTTTTTACACCTATGTCTCCATTTACTTCTAATTTATACTTTGATACCCACGGGGTTTTACAACCTATCCCAACTCTGTTATGATTATGGTCAAGTAACATTGTTGGTGTGCTTTTAATTTCAAAGTTGCTTTTAAAATATGCAACCATATTCGAGTTACCGATTCCTGAAATAAAGAATCTGTCGTCAATCGTCAGTTTTCCACCTGCACCAACTTTCAACACTCCAGTTCCAACCTCTGATGATATGCTATCAATGTCTCCTTTTTTAATGATATATTCTTTTGTTACATAATCAACTCCCGAAATTGCTGTAGTCAGTTTTCCACCTGCGTCAACTTTCAGCATTCCAGTTCCAACCTCTGATGATATGCTATCAATGTCTCCTTTTTTAATGATATATTCTTTTGTTACATAATCAACTCCCGAAATTGCTGTAGTCAGTTTTCCACCTGCTTCAACTTTCAGTATTCCAGTTCCAACCTCTGATGATATGCTATCAATGTCTCCTTTTTTTAAGGTTTTTACTCTATCGATAACACCTTGAAGCCAATTTTCCGACCTCACTAAGTCGTATTTTGCAGTTCTTTTATTGAGTTTATACTCTAAGTCTTGCGAAAAAACAGCGCATATTGAAAATAGAGTTAACAATAAACTAATAACAATCTTTTTCATCTTATTAAAATTTTGCGAATTTGTAAGAATAAGATTTTCTATCACTCCATTTTAAATTGAAATTTACAGAACCTTCTGCCCACTTTGTGTAAGTGATGTTTCCAATTGTTTGGATGCGCTTAATTGCCCAAGCGTTCTCATACTCTGACGAACAATTAAACTTGCAATATCCAAAATAAGTTATTCCGTTTTCGTCTTCCTCAATTATTGATGGTGCTAACCCATTCAATGTAATGTCTCTAAAAAAAAGATTTTTCATCGCTTAATAATTTTTAATTTTTAACAAAAAAGATTGAGCGCTGCTGGAGCCAAAACAGCACTCAATCAATCATCTGAACACGGACAGCATAGTTTATTTTTGTATGTGGATTTGACGAAACGATTGTTTCGTCAACTTTCTTTTTGCCAAATCGAAACCATAAAAATCTGAATCTTCGATATTTCTGAATAAGATAAATCGAATCTAATACATTAATATTTGTGTAAACACTATCATTTTTGTGATATTGTGTAAAACTCAACCATTTGTCTGTATAACTAACATATTTGACAGTATCTAAAACCAATACAGTGTCTCTCTTTTCAACTATTAGTGTGTCTTGTAATTTATTTTCAATGTTGTAGATTGTCTCTGTAACTATTTCTGATGCTGATATAACATCTTTTTTCCGAATGCTTAACTGTTTAATTTTTGCAGCAAGGTTAGAATTAACTTGTTTGAGTTCATTAAGTTTAATTTTAAATATATCGATTGTTAATGCGTTTAGGCTATCGCTTGTTTTGTAATAGTTCAATGTGCTTGATGCTATCTCAAAGTTATTACTAACTCGCTTCAACTCAATTTTAGTATCTTTAATTTGATTTTCTTGAATCAAAACGATTGAAAAAAGTATGATAGATAGCACTGAAAGAAATATTATTACTTGATTTTTCATAGTTATTATTTTAAACGATAATTCTATTTCCTTGTACTTTCCTTACATCTGTACCAAATTGTTTTTGAGCAATTTTTTGCAACTCTTTTGTAGGCATAACCAATACATCAAAGTGGATTGGGTCGTAGTACGTTCTGAAATCGCCTCCCCATCTTATACCCATAGACCTTGCTATTTCTGGTATTCCTGATTTTTCCCAATCTTCTTTAGAACTTGCCTTTCGCAACCATGTTAATCCATCTCTAACATTTATATCTATTGCCATTCCGTAATTGTGTGGTGAAAGACCAGGTGATGCGTTCTTGCTGTTGAGTTTTTTTAATTCTGCTTGTTTTTCAAAGGTTCTATAACTACTTGTGATGTAAACATCAAAACCACGTTTTTTTAATTCCTTTATAAAACGTTCAAATATTGGCTTAACTCGTTGATGTAAACTTTCTAAATGCTTTTTTTGATTTTCGTTTATAATTATATCCATTGCCTTACGTGTTAAAGTATATGTTATTAATGCTGCAACAAATGCAAGCGCAGAATATTTTAATACTTTCTTCTCATTCATGATTAAAAGGGGACATCAAACTTCCTGTATATTTCCTTAACTTTTTCTATTTCATTAGAGTCTAATTCTTTTAAGAGCCAACCACTCATGTTTAAAGGTGTTGCATAACCTGTTTTCCTTGCCAACCATGAATCGGCTTCACCTGTAATACCATAATTCTTAATTCCAAATGCCCTAATTACATAGAGTAAGTCATCTCTTGTTCGCAAGGATATTAGATTTCTCAAAATCGTGTCAAAATCTGTACCTCGCCTATTCATTGCATCAAATATTTGCTGTGCAATTAGTTCTGCTTCGCCACTTTTTAGCGTTACATTGTTTTTTTGAATTTTTACATTCCGCAAGTTTGCAGTCATTTCTTTTGAAACATCATCGGCTTTGGTTCTCTTGATGTTGCGATATATCCGATAACCCAAATATGCTGTGCCTATTAATAGGATTGCGGAGCCGATTCCAATTGCTTTGCGCTCTTGCGGTGTTAGTGATGATGCAATTATTGCTGGATTCATTACAGAAATTTTATTGCAGTTTTAACTATATTAGGATTGTTGCGAACGCTTGTTAATAGTTTGACTAACTCATCATGTTTAATGTTGCTTACAGCGAATTGAAGTAACGAGCCTAACTCTTTTACTTTATCGGTATTTTCCGCTTGCATTCTTATCTTTAGTATATACTCATTCATCGCTGCTTTCGTTTTTAGAGTTTGATGATTTATTGCCCTTTCCTGAAGCCCATTCATACATTAACTGTATTGTATCAACATCTTGAAGCCACAGGTAAACGATGTTTTGAACATAACCAAGTTGTTTTCTATCTAATGTTTTAAGATATTCAGTTATCTTATCAATTACTTCAAGTTCTTGCTTTCGTTCAGTTGATAATTCAACCTCTTCTATTTCTATTTCTGAATTATCGTTGTGTTGATTGTTGTTTTGTTCGACTTGTTGTTCGAATAGCCCGTGTAGCATTTTTTTGTCAGTTCCTAAGATATTTGCTACAGCATCTGGATTTGAAAGCACAATTTTTTTGATAATATTTTCTGCAACAGTCGACGCTATCCCTGTGAGCGAAACTCCAAGCAAACTGTTTTGTGGTTTTAACTTCTCTAATTCAGCAATCTTCCGCTCAAGTTCGTCTAACGTATCTGATAATTCCTCGTTTTCATTTTCGATAGTCGCATTTTTTTTCTCAAGGTTCTTTATTTTTTCCTCAAGATTTTTCTCACGCAATTGCGCTTCTAATAACTTTTGCTCAAGTTCCTTTCGTTCAAACTGATTTACAATTCTTTCATCTCTGATGCTCAATAAACCGTGTATAGCGTCAGTTCCGCTTAACCCGGGTTGTCCTAAAATTGCACCTAAAAGGTCTGTTGCGCCAAAACCTTTTTGTTGCTCACTATGATTTGATGAAACACTATTTTTCCTTGTTTCCTGACTGCTTAAAAAATACGGATATATATTTGTTTTTTTGCCATTTATCTCTATTATTTCGCTAAATAGTTCTTTTTTGCCTGTCTGTCCGCTATATGCAACTACACGAATATTAGCGCAATTAGGCAATTGCTGAAGGCTGTCAACCGCATTTATAAATGTCTCAATGCCAGTTACTCTTTTTGCTCCTGTCCAGTTTTTCCAACCTTGTTGGTCTATTGCTTCCCATTCAATTGTGTACCAGTAAGGTGATTTTGCTTCTTCGTATTGTCGAAAAGTACTTACAATGCTGTTGTATTTTTGTAGCTCCATAACGATAATTTTTATTTAAACATTGATATTCTTATCATCTTTATTTTGTAAGGCGTAAACAAACTTTTATCAACATCCGAGCGAAAATCAAAAGCATTTATAACTCTACCCTTTATGTTTCTTTGTGCTGTATAACCTATGAATAATCTGCTATCGATATAGTCTTGAATAGACGATATAGGTGATAGTAGAATTAATTTGAGAAAATCGGATGATTGCTTAATGTAATTCTTATTGTCAAAATTGATGTCGGTAATAATAGCAATGTCATTTGACAGGTCAATGTAAAACTCAACATCGTTAACAACTACTACATCATTTCTAATCGAATAGTTTAACCCATTCGACTTAATTCTTTCAATATTCTCTTTCAAAATCAAGTCTAACATAGTAGTATGTTATTTATATTGAATATAAACACGAGCCTTAATGTTGTAAGGCAGTATAATTAACTCTGAATCTTGTACAATTACTTTTAGGAAGTAACCTTTTGATGTTTTAACTGACTTGTTTACAATAACATCTTTAAGGTTGTAGTTCTTGAAAAACAAATAATCATCAAATCTTTTTTCAACCAATACTTCATTGTTCGGATTAACAATGCTAATAGTAGGCAAGTTAAAAGCCATTCCTGGTCTTACTTCATTGCCATCGTAATCCAAATATGGGATTAAGCCAATACCTATAATTTCATTGATTCGCTCTGGTAGGCTTACTAACCCCTCTTTGATTTCAGCATTTTCTTTTAATGTTATGTTTGCAACGTAATACATTATTGCACAATAAAATAAAATTTAATAACCTTAGGATAACTTTTAATATTGTAGTGTCTTGGTGTGATTAACACTTCTACATTATAGTTTTGGTTTTCCATGTTTATTGGCAAAACAACATGCGTTCTTGCGATGAAACCCTTAAACTCTATTAGCGAAGCATCGAAATTTGCTGGTAAAATTTCTGTGCCTGCGATTTTCATTTCGATTAGTGTTGAATCAACATCGCCATAAACGAACACGCCTCTAATGTATTTGTATTGATAAGGTATGTTGAATGATGCTTTAAACCTTTCCGGCGATGAAATTTCTACTTCTTTGATATAAAATCGATTTATCGGTTTTCTTTGTATGTGAAGCATAGTTGTAATTTTGCTGAGTTAAACGGTACTTTATTAATTCTCAATGGGTCTAATTCACTAAAAACAAATACAGGGTTTAAAGTATTTACCCTTATGTTTTTAAATTCCGTTTCAAAAGGCAATAATGACTTAAGTGGTGAAATAAACCTTGTAGGTGATATTAATGGTAAATCTATATCTTTAATTATTGTTTTAGTTTCATCTTTTACAGTTAGCAAGGTGTTTTTTAATAAACTTTTAATTTGTTCTAACTCTTTTTGCGGTGTGTCAAGTTGTGATGGGTCTATATCTTTTAACCATATGGCAAAGTAAGTTCTTTCATGGCTTGGAATGATTACTTCAAAATATTTTCTCAAATTTGTATTGCCTTCTACATATTCAATCAAATTCGGATTAAACTGTGGCATGTAAGTAATATTGTATTCCGCAAATATTCCATTAGGTGGTTCGTCAAGTCTTACAACTTCCTCATAATTCATTACAGAACGCAAAGCATTATCTGACAAGTTATGAACTGCTGAATCTTGAACACTCCAACTGTTTTGGAGCGTAACAACCTTGAATTTTGTCTTTTGCTTGTTTAAACACCTATTGTCGAACTCGAATGTAATTAGTATATCTGAATCGGCATATATCTCAATGTCAATTTGATTTCCATTTGCTGGTTCGTCAATTTCAATTGAGTAGTTCTCGTTCCTATTCTTGAACAATTCTGGATTGACAGTGATATCGCCTGTGTAATAATCTGAACATAGCCACCTTAATGGGAAGTTGATAGGTAAGATTTCTTTGTCGGCAACATTAACTTTGATTGTTGAATCGCTACCAAATTTTGTAACAACATCTGCGCATGTAACATACATCTTGCTAATTCTCGAATACTGCAATGGTGATGATGCAGTTACATTTTTTCTGACGTAATTGCCAGGTGTTGTGTTTAGATAGACAGGTATAGTTAATGTTGATGAAATCATACTTCGTAATTTTTACACGTATAATGTTTTTGTATTTTGATGTTTATCTTTTTTATTTCTTTTGAATGTTCTTCTTGTGTTTCTTTAATTTTTTCTATATCCTTTGTTAATGCAACATCCTTTGTTTTTAAATCTTGTATTTCCTTGATAAGAATATCAAATTTTTCAAGAATTTTATTAACAAAAGAACGTCCTAACCTGTAAAAAATACCAACTAACCATGTAACAACCAACCAAAGCAATCCAACTATAGAGTAAAGTATCCACAACCTTACATCTTCCATAAAAAGTTATAAATTTGAAAAGTGCGCCTGCCTCTCGTAACAGGCACACTTTATTAATACTAATTTAGTTTTTCTGTGTGTAAACTCCCCAAAGAACGATTTTAACGCATGTATTTTCAGCATTAGGCGCAGGTGTCCAAATCTCTGGTTTTATCTCAGTGAGCGGTGGAATCATCTTTGGATTATCCAACTTGTAAAAGCCTTCGGGTACATCTGTGCGTGAACCTGTGTCAAATGCACTCATAGACATACGGGGAATTATTGTCTTATCGCCAACATTCAGTTCAAATTCACCATTCAAGATGTTTGGTTCTGGTAAAGCATATTCAGCAGTTTTAGGGTCGGCACTTGCTCCGCTTAATATTTGAATACCTGTTAGCAAGAAGTAACGGTTTGCCTCAAGTTTGCGATTATTGATGTTTGCTAATCCTGCAACAGCAACATCGGAATTAACCATGAGTTCTGCATTTGATGCAGTTCCGATTTTCTTTGCAGTATAGATAAGATAATCGCAGAGTTGAAGGTCTCCCTTTCTAAGTGCTTGCTGAATTTCGAGTGGAAGCATACCCATTCGGTTCTCAAATTCAGCCTTACCTGTCAAGTTTCGTGTAGGTACAACACTTCTTGAGTTCATTCTGCGTGTCATTCGCCTAACTGCACGCCTACGTTGCGGGTGAGCGTAATCGAGCGAACCAATTTCACCAATGATGCCGTCAACCATTTCTTCTGAAACGGTAACGTCAAGTTCTCCTAAAAATCCGTTTAAATACGACATAGCTTTTTCTTTTTTTTAGTTTTGTTTTGTTCTGTTTTTATTATTCAATGAAATCTGTTTCTTTATTTAAATCTTCTTCAATCCCTGAAACATCAACATTGTCATCCTCATAGTCATCGCCATTGAGAATAGGTAAATTTGGTAATTCATCATCCGATGAACCAATACCCGGTATGGGTTGAGTACCTTGAATAGCGTAATAGTCTTCTTCGTCAACACCAGAAAGCAGGTCAACTTTTAGTAGGTCTTTTGCTGCATCTGCAATTCCATAGCCCGCAACTCCCCATCCAATCATCTTAATATTTTCATCTTTTGCGGTTTGTGATGTTGCTAACCCTGCAGCAGTCAGAATTAGTGGTTTTACTAATTTGCTGTTTGCTCCGTCAAGACCTAAAAGACCTGAAACGGTAGGTGTTACGTTCTTGTCAAGCAGTTTTCCTATGCGGTTTCCTAAGAACATTCCGCAAAGAACCAATGCGGGTTTTTTACCCTCATCAATCATGTTACTTAGTGTAACTTTTTTTGATTTTCGTCTTGCCATTTTACTTTAGTTTTAATACTTTAACTTTTTTTGATTTTGCTTTTCTCTTCCTTACACCATTTAATGCTCTTACAGGTTGGGTGTTTTTGCTTTTTAGTGCCTTATAGCCGAAATATCCTGCTACAATAAGCCCACCTGTAATAAGAAGGTTTTTAGGTGTAACATACTTTTTTACAAAACTTGGATTTGGATTATCCATTTTCTCGGTTTTTAATTCAACGTTTTGATTAGAGTTATTTTGGTTAGTTGTTTTTGATTGAATTCCTGCATCATAACTGGCTGCTTCCTTTTGTTCAGTCATTATCTCTTTCTGCTTTTGTTGCAAGTAACTTTGTGCTTTTTGAATCAAACTTTCTCTATTTTTAGCCTTGTGAGCCCTATATGCTTTCCTTGCCTCTTTTTTTGTTGCTCCAGCATCAATAGCAGCCTTCATGAATTCCTTTTTCTCCTCATTGTTGAAAAGGTTTTTTATCCAATTTGTAGCTTTTATAATGAATGGTGTAGCAGTTGCCATTGTTGCTGCTGCTGTTGACGTTGCCACTGCACCGATTCCATTAACACTTGATTCGCTTATTGCTCTTTTTGCTTCAGTTGTGTTTGATGCAATTCTCAATGCTCTTTCGTTTGCAACTATACCTTTTTTCCAGCGTTTTCTTTTACCCGACATTACTGCAGCATCAAACCATTTCTTTTTGCCAAACATCTTTTTACGATACAAATCGTATATTTTTTTATGAGCTGCTTTTGCCTTTTGATAGTATTCTTCAGAAATTCCTGCTGCTTTTGCTTGTTGTGGGGTTAGATATGCTGGTGCAATTTTTTCCGATATATGGTTAACGTTTAAACGTAATGCTGCTAAAAAGCCAGTTCTTATTGCAATTGCAACAGGATTTAGCCTTGTAACTACAAATTTTGCTGCTTTTGCAATTCCTTTGCCTGTCGCTTTAACTCCTTTTTTTATACCGCTGCCTACTTTTTTAGTTATTCGCCTAACACTTTTCCAAAACCCATTGAGACCTAAACCTTCAAGCCCATTAAAATATACAGGGTCATCAATTCTAATTTTCCCCGCTTTTATAAGCCGTTCTTCTTCCTTCTCAAGAATCTCAAGTGCTTTATCTCGATTGGGTGTGTAAAAGTTGTTTATTGCATAGTTGAACATCCGCAACATTGCATTAGGGTTCTGAATCGTTGCGACAAGTTCAGGATTTGCTTGAATTGCATCTCTGGTTTTAACAAGATATTTATATATTTTTTCGTCGTCATCGGCAGAACCTAAACCAATACCCCCCAAATCAACACCACTTATTACATCTTCTACTAATTGATGATAGTTGTCATCAATTAGTGTATTTTGTATTGTGTCCGTTCCGTTCAGAAATTGTATAGGCATTCCGTTAATCATTACTTATTTATTTTTTAAATTCAAAATCTTTGTGATTTGTAAATGGTTTTTCATAGTTAAAAGCATCTACAACAGGGTCAACCGTTATATAATTGCCATCACCTGTTGGTACAATTACATAGACATGCTGAAAATATGGTCTGTTGTAATATGCTGTTATTCTAAACTTGAATGGTATATTTAAGTTTTCTAATATGCTTCCGATTAAAACTGAATAGCAATCGCAATCGCCTTTTTGGTCGTGCAGCGTTCGCAGTGGTCGTCTAATTTGCTCGAATAATGTTGAATCTGGTTCGTACTTAATATACGTATAAACGAAGTTCCAAATATTTTCAAGCGTTTCCTTTAGTGTTTTTCGCTTTAGTCTTTTCGCTAAGGTTTTAGTATCATCTTTATACTGCCTAACTATATCAATCATATAGTTGACAGTATCATCAACAGTTCCGTTTTGATTTAATATTGGGTCTGTCCTATCGAGTGAACCAATTGGCTCAATAAGATGCTCGTAATCTTTTTTAGGCTTAATCTTTCTGAGTGATGTTGCTGTAAGTCCTAAACCGAATCCTGCCAAAGCCTGATTAAATGTTACTGGTACGCCATTCACATAGAGCGTAATTTTTAGTTGCATGTTCTTTGTGAGTTCGGAAGGACTTTTCAGCAACAAATCTTTTCCTATACCTATATTTATCAGGTTAGAAACAGGTATTTCAAATGTTATCGAATCAATAAGCGTTTTAGCATAACGTTTTACAACAACTTCGTTGTCATTAGGCAAAATATCACCTAACTCATTATTTGCATAGAAAAGTTTTACGCTTGGTATTTTAAGCCTTAACTCCTCATCCGTCCTATTAGTTAGTTCAATTTTAACTGGTACTAAAATTTTGCCAAAAATGCCACCTTTTAGTGCTGGTTTACCTCTTAAACCTGCTGATATAGATAGCAAATCGCTCATTCTTTTCATTTTCGATGCTTTTCTAAGCAAAAAGAATGCGCTTACTCCTATACCTATAAGCAAACTTGTTACTAACGTGTTTTTTTTGCTCATTCGCTTTTGTTTATGCGTCAAATTTATGCTGTATTTATTCTATGATGTTTCTTTTTGATATTATTTGATTTCTTTTGTTTTTATTTGTATGTTTTTGAATAATTAAAAAAAGGCTGTCTCTTTTTGAGACAGCCTTTCCTTCTCATGTTATACCTTGTTAATGCCAATCGTGTGGACAAATAACAGTAACATTAGGCACAAGCTTACGGAAGTGCTATCAACGGCATCCAGTGAGTTACTTTAGCCGATATTTTCCAGTGCATTTCAGGTTCGCTTTGCCATTCGTAAAATCCTTCAGGTGTGTAATATTCATCTTCTTCTTCATTGTAATCGCCTTCGCCTTGAAATTCATCTGCCATATAATCTTCTTCCTTAACTGTCATATATGGTATGTACTCTGCCATAGTTTGAAAGCGTACCACGCCACCACCATATTTAGGTTTTTCACAGACCACGTACACTCTTTGTTGCGGTTTAGGTTGAGCTTCTTTGATTGAAATCCAGCCAGTGCCTAACAATGTATAACCGTCAGGCTTAGCTTCTGTATTTTTGAAAGTTTCTTGTGTATTCATAAGTCATTTATATTTTGAAAGTTTATGTCTAATTCACGCCCGAACGGTTATACTCGGACGTTATTTTTACTCGGTTAGCCTTTTAATTGCTCCTTTTTCACTTAACCTATAACTTATCATATTCGCCAGTTTTGATAATTCACTCTTTCGCACAGTTCCAAATGTATCAATCATTATTGATAATATCTTGAAAGCACCTATTAACTGTTCAGTGTTGGTTATGCTTTTCATTACTTTGTCATAATCAATTTTTCCCATATTTGTATAGTTTAAAAATCAATCATTTCTCCTATTCTTTTCAAAACATAGTTTTTTTTTGCAATGTCTTTTGTGGTAAATCTTGATGTTGTGCTGTCAAAAAACAACTCTACTTTAACAACATTTCCCTTTGAACCACCGTGAACTACTGTTTGTTCATATGATTTTTTGCGTGGTTTCCAATCCTTTAAAATTTCGTCAACATCTATAGTAACCTTCATTTCAGTTCGTTTTTAAACCAAAAAACAATTAAATAGATAAGTCTTTTGAAAGGGTTTTTAATTTTTGATGCAAGCAATTGCTTTGTTAATGCGATTGAGTATCGCTTTGTTTTTGCAATACCATACTTGTAGTAAACAGATTTTAGTTCATCGTAATAGTGAATTGTTGCTATCTGTTTTTTTGTGCAACTATCAATTGAAGCCAACTTTTTTGCAATCTTGTAAAGTTGATTAACTATTAGTTCTTCGTCCTTGTTGCCTACGACTATGTGCCTTTTTGCGTATCTTTTTATGCTCATTTCCCTTTTTGTTTTGAAAATATAACTGCCTTTAAATAGTTCAATAATGCTTCTTTTTCGTTTTCCTCTAAAAGGTCTGTATTAATTTTATTTGCAGCAATTTCAAATATTTTGTCGTAATCGCCGATTACGATTAGAACTGCAATTTTCGCCAAATCTTTTGCGCTCAGTGTATCTATTACATTCCTCTCAGTTCTTTTGTCATATCGGTTTAACAAGGAATGGTACTCATTCTTCATGGCAACGAATTCTCTTTCGTCTCCTCCCTTGTCAGGATGAAGTTTAAAGCATAACTTTCTGTATTGCGCTTTCAATTCGTCTAAGGTAGTATCATTATTTACATTAAAGTATTTCATTTTTCTACTACTATTGGTGGTGTTAGATGCTTAAAAATAAGGCTTACCTCATTAACAGTTAAGTGCTTCTTGCTCTTCTTATATCCGTATTTTTCTAACTCAAGCATTAATGATTTGTTGGCATGTATCTCATCTCTGAAAAAACGATAAACCCTAACTGGATTTATATCTATGCCTTCATAATAGAGTTGTACAAGTTCATACTTGCTCATCGCCTTAGGCTTGTGATAATTAAGTTCATCTTTAATCATAACGCAATTGTCCTTTAACATATTTTTTTAGTTGTCGTCCAGTTTCTGTATCATAAAAAATTGCTGTAGTATAATCTTCGTTAAGGTATTGAGCCAATATTCTCCTTTTCATTCCCGCTATTGAACGCTCGATTCCTTTTTTATCCTCATATATGAATGAGTAAAATGTTTTACACTGTCCGTTTGGCATGTAAACTAAAAGTTTAACTCTGCTTTGGTCTTTGTCAAAATTTTTCCGTTTCATAGGCTTAACTTTTTTTAGGCTGTTTGTTTCTTGTATCTACCGTATCGCATATATTCAGTAAGTGTCATAAAATAAGCATGAAGATTTGGAACGTTGCGAATAACATAATCTTCGGCTATTATGAAATCTCTTACAGTTAACTTATTTGATAGGTAGAGTTTGTCTAACTTGTTTACAATATCGATTACTTTCTCTCTATCGGATTTTTTGCGCTTTGCTGCTTTTTTATTCCTCTTAATGCGCTCATATTCTTTTGATTTCAAGTACCATTCTTTGGTTTTTACAAATCCCGAAGTAGTGTTATTTAAATCAAGATAATCCGTAATGTAGATATTTGACATGTTAAAATTATGTAACTCCACGTATTGCTTAGCCATATCAACACGGGTTTTCAAAACTTCAAACCTTCTTTCAAAATCTTTGTATCTTTTGCAGCCTTTGAAGTAGATTTTTGCGTATTCTTTAGCCTTGAAAACTACCGCAGGATAATGGCTGTGATTGCTGAATAGAGTTTTTAACAGGTATTCAACAAACCACGCAGCAAAATTCGCCAAAAACCACTGCTCCTGTTCTTGTTTTTGTTCTATTTTGTTTTTAGGTAACGAATGATGTTCAGAATTTTCAACCTTAATTGAGTTATCAACAAAATCGCTTTGTTTTCTCCTGTTCTTGTCAATGTTCTTGTTTTCAGAATTGCCAGCATCACTACTTTTTAGCAAGTTTTCTGAGTTTTCAACAGTTTCAAGGTGTATTATTTTATTATTATTAATATTGTTCTTGTTATTAAATATTGGATTGCATTTTGCAAGTAATTCATTTTCGCAACTGCTTGAAATCACTGAATTTTGACAATTATTGGCAGCGTCGGACACGAAAACAAATCTTGGTTCGATATGTAACTCGTAATCGGCACGTGTACCATGATTAAGTTTTCGCCTTATAATTCCTGCATCAATTAACCGCTGTATATTTCGATATACTGTTGCATCGTTTTTTAGAGTTCTGCTCTTTATCTTCTTGTTGTTTGTGAATAATATGTATGGTTCATCACGTTTATGCTCTAACATTTCAGGATTATCATTAAACACAACTCGATTTTGAGCAAGTCGCCCTTTGAGTTGCGAAATCAAATCCTGAAACAACTGCCTATGTGTGCTTTTAAGTGTTTGAAAGCCTTTAAAGCCATCTTTGCGTAACTCATTAACTAAATTATTATAGTAAGTTACATAGGTGTCGAAGTAAATCATCATCCTGCCAAAATCGGCATTTGATATAAAAGGAACGCTAATAACTTGTTGTGTGGAATTGCAGGTGTTGATTGAATTAGATATTTGCATATCTTTGCAGTGTTTTTTGTGTTTTCCTTAATGGGGTGCGTTACCAGTCGCCAAACAAGTGCGCACCCCTTTATTATTTTTTAAAAAAACGGTGGGGGATTCAGTTTTAAACTCTCTTTTTGCCTATGAAACGTAACTTATCCCCCCGCTCCGTTTTCTCCGTGATGAGACAAGGAATCGAACCTTGTCAATGCACCATGCTCATCAATATCTTAGATGATAGAATAATAACTAACAGTAAGTATGTAAGATAAATAGTGTTTCTTTTACCAAACCATTTTACTCCAAAAACCTTTCTAATCCAAACGTAGTCGTAGATTAATTTAACGACAGAACATGTAGATGTTATTAAAAGAATAGCCGACAATAAGGTATAAAATGCAATCATTATCCCCTGTTTTTAGTATAGTTTCTAATATCATTTAAGGTAAACCTTACCTGCTTGCCTTCACCACCTACTGAAGGAACAAGCAGACCTTCCTTGTAATCTCTGCGCAAGGTTCTCTCAGATACCCCGATGAGTTTTGCAACTTCTGGTAACGAGTATAATTTATACTCGTTGACAGTAGTTTTTTTGTCAATTGCTGCGCTACTGTTTGCCGAAATTCTTGTTAATATTTCCTTAATTTCATTGAGTTGATTTTTCATCTCAATGAACTCTTCCATTTCCATTTGAACCATTACTGCCATAACTATAACTTTGATTTTATAATTACTGTTTTGCTGTTATCTGATGTTGTGCTACTGCATTTGTACAACAAGCAATGCAATAGGATTCTTTTTCGTAATATGCTAAGTTCTTCGGATAAAGCAACATCACCATTAATCATGCATGAATTAGACTCTTTTTCCAGAAGAAAAATCAAATTTTGGCACTGTTTTTCAGTCAATGTCAAGTCAATTTCTTGCATGTTTGGAATATTTGCATTATCTTGCATACACTTTGCTGCCTTTTTCTTTTTTAGAAATATTGACATGTGCAAACGTAGCAAATATTTGCAAAATATGCAAGTTTTTTTATTGTTTTTTTTTACAAATCTGATTAACAGTTTGCTATGACAATGAAAATAAATGACTTAATTACGATTGAAAGGAAAAAAAAGAAGTTAACTCAGGCTCAGATGGCTGAAATGCTTGGCATTGAGCCAAGCACTTACAGTCGAATTGAGTCAGGTGATACTGAACTAACAATTGATAGGCTTGCGAAAATTACAAGTATTCTCGAGCTAGACTTATTGGAACTAATACAGAAAAGCGATACTGTTACTATAACAGGTAACAAAAACAAGGTAATCTCAAAAAAACAGAATAGCATTGGTGATTGTGAAAGAGACAAAGAATATTTGATGCAAATAATCAAAGAAAAAGATAAGATAATTGAAGAAAAAGAAAGAATAATCCAAATTCTTATGAATAAGCAACCATAATTATTATTCTTTCTTTATTTTTGCAGAAATTTAAATTTTTGCAAAAATATGAATAACTTTAATTCAAAAAAAACCTTTATCAAAGGAAACAAGAATTCTGTTGTCACAAAAGTAATTGCAAAAAAATCAAATGATACAGAACAATTACTACTGATTAAAATTCAACATTTACGAGAATTGCTTGATGAAAAGCAGCGAACAATAGATATTCTTCATAACATTATAGAGAGTACTTTTAACAACAAATATCCGAAATTATGAAAACAAAGAGCATTTTTTTAAGTCTTATGATGTTATTAGGTGTCTTGTCGTTTAGCACGATTGAAGACTATCATGTTAAGAAAAACACTGCCGAAGTTGAGCAGGTGAGTGGTTTATTTGTATTTGTTAAGTCACAACCCGTAATGAGTTACACCGTACTTGGTGATGTTAACATGCCACAAATTGTATTAACAGGTAAACCCTCAGAAATGCTTAGAATAGCATTACAAAGGGCAAAAAAGCAATTTCCAAAATCAAATGCTATTATTATTTTGTCTGATGATTACTCATTAGTAAAAGCAATTGCAATCGAATAATCAAAAAAACCCACTTTAAAGTGGGTTTTTTTCTTTTATTTTCTACTTTTTATGCACTTTTACTCACTTCCATAGCACTTTTATCGTACTTTAATCCAACTTCCAGTTAATTGTTCTCAACTGCCTATTAATGCGCTCTTGACTAAGATGTATGTATATCATACTTGTGTCGATGTCAGCGTGTCCCATAAGGTTCATGATTAAGTAGGGATTTTGTGTTATTTCGGCAAGTAGCGAACCGAATGTGTGTCTTGCAACGTGAAATGTAAGTCTGGTTTTAATCTTTGCATCATAAGCAATTGTTTTTAGCAATCTATTAATGTGCTGATTAGATACTTCAGGAAATACTCTATCCCCGTTAGTCCGTTCTAAGTACTCTTGTATAATTATTTTCGGTTTGCCTTCAAACAGCAAATCGAGTGGTAAAACAATCGGTTTTGGTACTTTTTCCATTCTTTTAACAATGACCAAACCTTCTGCGCTATCTTTAATATGCGATTTTTCTAATGTTTGAACGTCAGAAAAGCGCAAGCCTGTATAACAACTGAACAGAAATAAATCTTTTGCAAGTTTAAGGTCATAGAAATTTTCATCATAATCTAACTGTTCGATTCTCTCTAATTCTTTAGCAGTTATGTTTGTTCTTTCGCTTTTTTCCTTTGAAACTTTGAAGTGCTGATATGGATTGTTTTTCACGTCAAATAAGCCTTGCATTTCTGCAATTTTAAGGAATCGTTTAATGTGCTGATGATGTTTGTATATAGTATTCTTCATGAAACCCTTCCCCTTAAGGAAGTTGTCAATTTCCATTATCAATTTAAGATTAATAGCCTTAAATGGTATCCTGTTTCTGAATTCCTTTAATACATTTAGTGTATAATAATGTTCTTTTGTGGTGCCACGTTTTAGATATTTGTCAATATTGTTTTCATAGAACGAAATAAAATCAACGCTATCTTCTTCGTTATTATTCAAAAAAGCATTAATTGACTCTTCTGTCAACTCCTTTCCTTCTGCAGCAAGATTATATAAGAAATCTGTTATATCTTTAACCTTATCTCTTAATGCCTTATTGATAGCATAAGCCTGCGTGTGGTTTTTAACTTCTTTCTTGTTGTCATCAAATTGACTTTTTTTAACCTCAAAAGGCGTTCTGATATACTTTCGATATCGCTTTCCGTTAATTCGTGATTGGATTAATAAATGAATTGGCGCAGTGTCATCTTTTGACAATTTCTTATTCTTATAGTTATACACTACCACGATTGATGTTTGCAT